ATCTTGATCACAGCAATGGACGCGGGTGCTAACTCTACTCAAATCCATGACACTGGCTCTGCTCTTGAAAAAGCTGACTTGTTAAGCTTGTTCTCAACATTCGGTGCAGAAGACATTCCAGAGGACGGACAGCGCTACTTGGCAATGTCACCTGCTGGTTTTGCTGATTTGTTTGCTATCAACGAGTTTGCAAGCTCTGATTATGTTGGCCCACAAAACCTGCCATTCGCAGGTGGGATGACAATGAAAGAGTTCTTAGGCTTTAAGATCTTCTCAACATCTGCTGTAGCTGGTGGGAAAAACTTTGCGTACCATACTTCTGCGGTTGGGCTTGGCATTAATGCTGACGTTCAAACCGAAGTGAACTATGTAGCGCAAAAGGTTTCACACTTAGCAACATCAATGATGTCTATGGGTGCTGTTGTCATTGATGACGATGGTGTCTTTGAAGTTCTTGATAACAACTAAGGGGATGGGGGCTTCGGCCCCCATACTACTATGCCAGATGTAGCCAACACTTCTATTAAAGTATGTTCTCGCGCTTCTGTTCTTATGGGAGGCAGCGAGATTCAATCGTTTACGGATGGCACTGCTGAGTCTGCTGTCGTAGATGCAATGTATGAAGATACGGCTACTGCTGCGCTCACAAGTATGCGATGGGGCTTTGCGACTACTCAAAGTACACTGGTGCGACTTGCTGCTGTTCCTGATGGACGCTGGGATGCAGCTTATCAAATACCGTCTACATCACTTATGGTTCACGCTATAACCGTCAATGAGTATCCAATTAAGTACGATATTTATGCTGACATGGCTTACTGCGATGCAGTAACTACAGATACTTTAATCTGCGATCATACATTTAGGGCTAGTGAAGCTGACTGGCCTCCGTTCTTTACTATTGCTGTAGAATATATGATGGCTGGCATACTTGCCGTTTCTGTTGCTAGGGATTCACAGCTTGCTCAGATGATGGATGAGCGAGCACAGTTTCATATGATGAGAGCTAGAAGGCTGGATTCACAACAGCAAACAACTAAAAAGCTAAACACATCGAGGTTTATTGCTGAAAGGCGAAGTTAATGCAGAAAGTCAGAGTACCCATTAACAGCTTTCAGTATGGTGAAATCAGTGATTCTCTTTTAATGAGAACTGATTCTGCTGTTTACTCTGCGTCTGCTCAAAGCCTACAGAATATGATCGTTCTTCCTGAGGGCGGTGTTAAGAGAAGGCACGGCTTTAAGTACGGGAAAAATGCTAACTTTGTTACTGGCGCTGCTGCTAATAAAAAGATTAGGCTTTTCTCTTGGGTAACTGGTGAGCCTGTTGAGTATAGTAATACTTTAAGCGATGACACAAACAGATATGTCATTGGTATTGGAGATGGCTATATAGCATTTCCGTTTTCTACAAACACACTTGGCGCTCAAATACTTACTCAAGATGTTGATAGCAATGCGCTTCCGTTTGATGAAGATGACCTGCATGAGTACAATATTACTAGATACGGCGATATTGTTATCATCTGTCATAATAAGTTTGCGCCTAGAATTCTTACAAGAAAGGCAAGCACTACTCAAAGTGGAGCCTTTGATTTTGAGGTAAGTGTGTTTTCGTTTAGTCAAAGAGCAGACAATAAGGTTACTTATCAACCTTACTCTAGCTTTCAGGACAACGGTGTTACGCTTGATCCTAGTGCTACTAGCGGCAATGGGATTACGCTTACAGCAAGCTCTGCTTACTTTGATACTACGGGCTCACAAACAGGTGGCGATTACTTAGACTCTAAGCATGTTGGCACAATTATAAGATACCATGAAGATGAGATAACAATCACCAGTGTTCAGTCTTCTACGCAAGCCACTGGCAATGTGCATGAAACCTTAGATGTAAGACTTAGTATAGCAAACCCATTAAGAACTACTGATGGCAGCGCAACAGTTGAGGTCACGCATATAAATCACGGCTTTCAAGGTGGTGAAGCTATTGTTATTTCTAATGCAGTAGCTGTTGGCAATATAAACGCTAATCAAATAAATGGCTCAAGAACTATTGATGCTAATATTATTGATGAAAATACTTACAGCTTTACAGCTGGTTCTAATGCAAGTGATTCAGAAGATGGTGGTGGAAGCGTAGAAATTTCTTCTCACGCCCCTAGTCCTAATTTTGACGAGCAGTCTTGGTCTGCTGTTAGGGGCTATCCAGCGGCTGTTACCTTTCATCAAAACAGATTAGTATTTGCTGGAACACTATCAGAGCCAGATTCTATTTACCTTAGTAAGATTGGCAGTTTCTTTAACTTTGATGTTGGTGATGCAGCTGATGATGATGCAATACAAGTCACGGCTGCGCTTGGAGAAATAAACCCAATTAGGTATTTGGTTTCCAACCGTGACTTGCAGATCTTTACTGCATCAGCAGAGCTTTACATACCTACATTTCAGAACCAACCGCTTACTCCAACTAATCTACAGATACGAAAGCAGACACCATACGGGTGTGAGTTTGTAACTCCCACTCCGATAGACGGTGCGACTTTGTTTGTAGAACGTGGTGGTAGGACGGTTAGGGAGTATTTGTTTACTGACAACGAGAGCGCTTATACTTCTACGGCTATCTCAACAATTGCTAGTCATCTAATTAATACGCCAATAGATATGGCAGTATCGAACTCAAGCTTTGATACATCTGAAAGCTATGCTGCGTTTGTTATGACTGACGGAACTATAGCTTTGTTTAACTCAAACAGAACTGAGAAGAGAGCGTCTTGGACAAAAGTTTCTAGTGACTTTGGATCGTTTGATTCTGTGACTGCGCTCGGCAATGTTATCTATGCTACAATCAAAGACTCTGATGGCAACTATTATTATGGTAGCTTTGAGAATACGACAGACTTTGAGATTGGTTTAGATGGCTGGAGAGAGAGATCTATAAGCAACAATGAGGTTGATCTAAGCAGTATAGCTGGTCAGCCTTGGGGCAATGGAGATACAGTAACCGTACTGGCTAAGGATGCTGACGACACACAGCTTTCTCACTTAGGTACGTTTACTATATCTGGGAATGTAATTGATCTGTCTGCGTACTCAGCGTTTAACTATACCACAGCCTACATTGGGTCTGCATTTACTTCTAAGATTATTACCAATCCAATTGATGCATCGATGGGCAATGGCCCTGCGACTGGTGAGATCAGAGGGCTGACTAACATTGTAGTTGATTTTAAAGACACTAGATCAGCTAAGGTAAACTCAAGACCATTGGTTACAACGTCAGCGTTTAGCGGCAAGAAAGAGTTTCGTCTCTTGGGGTATAACCGCACAGCGCAGATAACAATAGAACAGGATCATCCATTGCCGTTGCAGGTTAATGGATTAGTAGCGGAGCTAGTAGTTTAATGTGGCAATTAATTGCAGCAGGGGTTGGCGCAGCGGGTCAAATTGCAGCGGGTCAAGCGCAGCAACAGGCTTCTCAGCTAAATGCTTTTAACATTAAAACAGATAAACAGTTAAATAAGGTTCAAGCTTTACAGCAAGCTAGAGCTAGGCAGGAAGAATATGACTTAGCAACTTCTGCTAATGTAGCTGCATTCGCTGCTGCTGGTCGTGATGTAGGTTCAGATAAAAGTGTGCAAGCCTTTTTGGAAAGACAAGAGGAGCTTGTTGGAGAAGATATTGGCCGCATCGCAAGACAAGAAAACATACAAGGCATGAAGTCAGAAATGGCTGCTATGGCTGAGAAACGCCGTGGACGTAACGCTTATGTTTCTTCTTTGTTTAGTGCTGCTGGCACTATAGGCCAAGGCATCTATCAATATCAAACTACAAGAGCACCAATCGCGCCACGCGGTGGTGGAGGGGGCAAGTAAATGGCTGTAATTAGAGAAAGAACCAGAGTCTTTAATCAGCCAGTTGGTGTTGTTAGAGCGGACGCTGGAAGCGCAGACATTGGACGAGCAGTAAGTAATGTTGCCTCTACTTTTCAGCAAATGGCTTTTCGTGAAGCCGCAGAAGATGCTCAGAAGAAAGGCATAGAGATTGCCGAGGCAGTTGAAGAGCGCAAGCTAAGAACAATTAATCCAGAGACGGGTAAGCCAGAAGCATTCAAAGCACCCAAAGGATTTGGTCGTGTAGCATCTGCTGCTTATCAAAGCGTTATTGATAAGAGATACGAAGACTCGATTGGCACTGAGCTTAGAGTTAAAGCTCAAGAGATTGCTTTAAAATACCAGTATGACCCTGAGTCATATGATGATGTAATGAGTAATTACATTGGTCAAATGGCTGATGGGGCTGAAGGTAAGTATAAAACATTTGTAGAAACAACGGGCGCTAAGTTCTTAGCTCTTACAAAGCTAAACATTCAAGAGCGCGTTGCTTCAAGATCTAGGCAGAATGCTGCTGGTTCTATTCTTACTGGGATTAGCACAAGCCAAGATGATGCTTATAGCGTTGCTCGTGCTGGTGGCTTTATTGCTCGTGAGAACGAAGATGTCAGTGAGGCTCAAGCAATACATGATAGAGAGTTTGCTAATGCTCAGAACGGTGTATCTTCTGCGTTATTAAAGGTTGGCGCTGACGAGACTGCCTCACAGCAACTTAAGCAATCTATTGCGCTGGGCGCTGTTGAGTTTCTTCTCTCTGGTACTGCGAATAAATCAGAACGCAATGCGATTGATCTTGCTATACGAACTCGCGGTAATCAGATGGCAGGATTACCAAAGGGTTTGCAAGAAGAAGTTAAAAGTCTTTTGGAGTATGTTGAGCCAGCAAACATAGAAGCTGTTCTTAGACATAGCTCGGTTGTATCTAGCGATTACAATGCAGTTGAGCAGGATCAAATTCAGCAAGCATCAAATCTAGCAAAACGAAAAGCAAGAGAGATAGAGATTACTCTGCCTGATACTCTTGAATCTTTGTTTACTACATCTAGCCTTAATGCGTCTGATGCTTTTGCCTCAGATGAGGCTTACTCGATACAAGCTGGCCTTAACTTAACAAATGATCTGTATACAAATATTAAGAGTAAGCTAGATCAACGTTTCTTATCTGATGAATCTTATACAAGACCAGAAAGAGAAAGTGATCTAAGGGATGCTCGCCAAAATCTTCTTCGTCCTTACTTAATTCAAGCGGCTGCTGAGGGTAATATAGAAGAGTTTCGCGTTGCATTAGGAAACAGAAATCCAAAAGATATGAGTAAGCTGTCGTTAAAGCAGCGCACATTTATTGATGAAATTTACAACACCGATTTCTTTGACTCAAATGAAGATATTAAGTTTGCTCAGTCGGTTGTATCATCAAACATTAATCAGATTAGAAAAGACAGAGATAGAGAAAATTTACGCCTTGAGATTGCTCAATCTGTAACAGAGGCTGCAACTGCTGCTGAATCTGGTGCGCTTAGTGATGAAGAGTTTAATTCTCTAAATGCTAAGATTGAAGATAGTATTGGACCAAATGGCTTAACGGCAGATCAAGGTACATCTGAATCAAACCGTCTAAGTAAGTCCAGAGCCTTTGGTGAGGTCACAACCTTTGCTGCTCGCGCTAGCTCTAACGATCTCAATAATCTTATTTTATATATAGACAGTGCAGGTAAGCGTAAAGACATGCCAGATTATATAGTCGCTACTGGCAATCGAATCTTGGAAGCTACAGATAACGTTGATGCTGTCGTTAGTAAGATTAAAGGTATTAAGTCAGCGGTATCTGCTAATGAAACACAAATGAAAGAAGCTATTGAGCTTCGCAATAATTCTATCCGTATTCTTGGTGGCGGTGGAAACGCTAACGATAAGGCTGACAGGGACATTAGTCAGGATATGCTAAACAATGCTGGCATTGACTTGGCGCAGTTTGATCAACTTCCCGATACACAACGGGCTGCTGCGATTTCTATAATGAGAAGCGCCCCACCACAGGGGTTAATAGATAAGCTAGATCAGATTTTATCTGGTCAAGTAGTTCCAAATGCAGGACAATTTTTAGATATACATGCTATTTTATCTAATGATCCAACTGAAACTGGTGTGTTTATTAGCAGATTTGGCGATTCAATTAGTCCAGCAGATGCTCAGCGCTTAAATGACATACATCAAATAAGATTAAATACTGGCGAAAGTGTTAATGAAATTGCAACGGCTCTAATTCAAAGGCAAACAGATCCTAAGGCTAAGATTAATATGGATGTTGTTTTAAATAAAATGACACCAACTGCATATACTTTAAATTTGGTAAAAGATCCTATTATTGCAGAAGAATTAGCACCTGTTACTGAGTATATGGCGCTTACTGGAAAGGGCGCATCGCAAATCAACTCTGTGTTAAATCAAATTGTT